CGAAAAACACGAAAAGGTTTATTGGATACACACGGGTTTTTCGTATTCCCTATCCGTTGCTCAGGTGCTAGTTAGGATCCCAGAGTGTTCATGCAATAGAGCATTGTGTTATTTTATGTTTGAAAGTTGTCTTCTTAATATGATATTGATTTGACCTGCTAAATCCACTAACCGTCCTAATAAATTCGACTCTGCATAGTTTACTATTAAGCTGGGTTTTCTTATATACATTAATAATCATAAAACTGTAAATCATCGTTTTGTTATAAGGTCTTCAGTGAGTAAGTCAACTGTCTTTTGTCATTGCGTGATAGTAACTATCATCACACTGCGTCACTTTATACATAATGCATTCCTCATCGATCTTGTCCTTCAACATTTGTGATATCGGCCAAGCAAATCGCGGGATTCGCACGACCATGTCTGTCATATCAATTGCCAATACTCCGGGCCCTGATGAATATCCAGTGTCATCTTCTGAAGATAATACCCACCGTAGCCCGGTGAGTCGGGCGGTGGCGCTCAGGCAAAAGAAATTCCGAAATTGTCCGAGCCTAGAGAAGAGTCGCTTCGTCTGCGGTTTCGAGAAGGCCTTGCTAATCTTTACAAAATAAGCTTGTGACCCTCTGCGTGAGAAGGGAGTTTCCACAGTAAGGTTTGAGCATTCTTCAACGAAGGCCGAGCTAACTATTACTGCAGATGTTCTTCTGTTGTCAGTAGCATAAAACATTACATATCCGTCCGCAAACGTTGATTTGAACACAGTATGTAAAAGGTATTCCGGGTCATAAATTCGTAATAACAATGAGAAGATATGGAGTACGACATCTCTTGCTGTTGTGTAACCCGCCATTACACTCAACTCAGAAGTTTTCGTTTTGATTGCTGACAAGCGTGATCTCAGCCTTGAGGTGATGGGACCCCAGTATAACTGCGTCCAATTAAGGGGAGGATAATCAAAAATACTGTTCAGCGGCACAAATCTGTACGCCTGCTCGAGCTGGGCCATCGCTTGTTTTGACAGTGATGTGCTATTCAGCAGAGTTGTGACACGATCACAAAGTGTTGGAGTTGGTGGCATATAATTCAACAGTTGCTTAATTATATCTTTCATTTGTTCTTGGTATGGAAGGGAAGGCATTATGCCTTTTATAGAATTGTCACATAATATTGGGATATACTGCTGGGCGTTAGTAGGCCTCTCTGCGATAAAGAAAATTTCTGTGTTGTGGTACGACGAAAAAGCGCTCCTTGCCGCTTTTACCACCTCAAAAACAGAACTTAATATTGATGACTGTACAGATACGCAACGATAATCTGTTGCATACGACTTGATAACTAAAACAACATCACGTCCGATTCGCTGGGCTGCCTTTGTGAGGTTCCCTACGATTGCGATGCCCTTTTCCGGAGATGTCCATCCGGCGCCTTCCGCATCGCACACTATCATTCTCACAGTTTTCCCTTTAGATATTGATTGTAATTGGTTTACAAATCGCGGATCCGTAATGTCACTGATGCCCTCAATGCTCTGACGCATTTTGTAGATGGACTTGGTATGCAGAATATAGTCTGTGGCTGGTGGATAGAATGACGTCAGGGAGTGTGCCACAGTGTCCTCGAGATCGACCAATGAGTTGAAGTACAGCCGGATGTTTGGATTTAGCCTGTGAATAAGGGTTGTTACTCCTCCAGTTCCGTCACCACAAATGATAACCATATCTCCGGGATTATAAGTTTGGACATACTCACTGATTAGGTCCAGATATTTGTAATGCGCTGTCGTTATAAGCGGCACAGGACGGAAAAAATGAGATCGAAAATCTGATCTCCGCGGAGGTGATTCCATATCTACCAGAGGGGTGACTGATGATGCTGACAGATTCCAAGTCACCGGAGGGCAAATAACACTAAGCCTGCTATCATAGACAGACGATGTTTGTATGAATGATAAAGATGGTTTCGTATCCATCACTTGCGCTTGAGGGCGTAATTTGTGAGCTTTATCTCCAGACATATTTACTTCAGCAAAAGTCAAAGTTCTTAGTATCTCGTCCCAGTCATTTATAATTGTTGACCTATCCGACTGAGACAGGTCCTTCTGGAGAGGGAGGTCTATGGTTAAGATTGATTGAATTGCTACCTCGAAGTCAGACTCATTGCTTAATGTAGCTTCACAGATTAACTTGTCGAGGACCTCCCAACTTTCCCACAGTGTTGATAATTTATCACTGCGACATAGTAGCGAAAAGATTTGGTTTGATAACCACTCATTTTGTTTGATGACAAACTTATTAAAAGTGAGAATCATCGGCCTCATATACAAGGATCGACTGCTGAGTACAGAAATTACTGCCCTCTTGCAGCAAGCTGCTACAGACGAGTCTTTCATCGGAAATGAGTGTGGACCCTCGATGGCATACATACTGGCTAGCAAGCTGAGTCGACTCTCAGGAAACTGGAATAAGAAGTTAAGCGGATAGAATGCCTTATCCGGTAAGGAGCCGATTAATGGAATAAGCGCACTAAGGAGATCCTGGATAGATTGTACGTGCTTCAAATTGATTTCGTGTCTATTTCTTCGGTAGATTGAGCAAGCAATGTACAGTGAAGTTTCCTCTATCAATATCACTGGGTCAGCGTCTTTTCCCCATGTCATAGGAGCCGTCCTTTGGACACCGATATGTGTTATACGGGTTTCACGCAGTGCGACAAGTACGAGATCGGTCAACTCCTGTGCCATGATCGCACATAATGCTTTATCCTGATGATTCCCAGGAAGGGTCTCCAGTTTCTTGCACTTGACGGATTTGAAACAATCTCTCCGCCGTTCGATCAACCGGTCCTTTGATATGAAACAGTACTCGCTATCAGGATAAGATTGAAGAATAACATTGTTTACACCGGGCAGACCAGTGATGCTCGGCTCCTGGATAACTTTGATGCACTCCTTGTGCACCGCATGAAAGTGGAATACATGTGAGTCGTATCGACTGACTGTCTTTTTGCTAAACATTACTAAGGCTTGCATGATGCACAACACTGCTTGGAAGTGTATGTTGTGGTTTGTCGCTCCTTTTGAGTAAGAATTCCACTGGTTGGTTGACATATGGACATATGACGGTAGGCCGTATAGCGTTGATATCAGACCTCCGTGGAAGGATGCATAATCCTGATACCGATGTTCTGCGGACCCCGAGAAACTGTCTTCCACTGAAAAGAAACATTCGGGTGCAACATCCGTGATGCAGCTGAAAATCCGGGTCATAAGTTGAGCCAACTCATCACTTTCACTGACCAACCAGTTGATTGCGCGAAGTACACGTGCCGCTCTTGTGATTAACGGGTCTGTGATTTCAAATGATGTGTAGAGTTCTTGCCTCATTTTCTCGGAAGTGGATGACCCTAGATACGGGGTAGTAGGTCCTAACTTGTTCCACATCCGGCTACACGGATTGTCTGACTTTCCCGGCGAAACATACACCAACAGGTAGTCTGGTTGTTGGTTCAAGTCACACAGTCGGCATTCCCCATAGTCCAATTGTACTGATTTTAAGTATTCTATTGGATGTGGAGTACTTACGCCCTCAATTGGAGCAAATCGATGCCAACTGTTGTTTCTCAGATCAATTGCATGCTCGAGTGAACAAGTCCAACCTCCAGGCCGATGTTCATTTAGCTTGTAAATAATGGAAATAAACAGGTTTTGATCGGAGTATACCATGCGTTCTTCAACCCTCTTTCCATCAACTTTTATTGCCTCCATTACGACCGTAGTCGTTTTAACGATTCTACCAACAACGGACGCCGCAAACCCTGGTAAGGATGCATCAAACACATCGTGCAGGAGTCGGGGCCACAGAGGAGTCGATCTAGTCAAGGCTTGACACAACGGTTTGACACTACTTTCGGATTCCTGGAAGAACCGTAGGAAGAAGGGGTTGGTTACAATTCCAGGACTATTTAAGTATGTCCTAACAGCTGATTTGAGTACTCCGGTTGCTGATGACGGGATCAGTGCATTGATCGAAAAGGGATCTTGAATGATCATTTGTGACGAACAATATATGCTGTATTCAGGGTTCGCTACGGATGTTAGAGCAATTTTGATTTGACGCTCATCAGTGAGGTCGATGATACGCTTTAACATAGACAGACTCTCAGACACAGGATCAGGGAATCCTCTCATCAAGAACGAACTTAGGTATTGTATCGGATATCCACCTAATACTCGTGGTACAAGTGCAATAGAGGAAACTAGCTGCCAGTTGTTTGTCAAGACCGGATGTCTGATATAATTGGAATATGTTGCCATTTTCAATGAGAAAAGACTTTTTGTAAGAGTGACCTGTTCTCCGTTGTCCTCATTCTCTACTGTAACTTTCCAGATTCCTCTTTTAGAGTGTATAAGGGAGTCTGCCCCTACTCCTGTATACGGTGACTCGTTCGCATGATATAGTATAGTGTAAATCGTCTCAGTTACAGCAACAACGAAAGGAACAATGGTTGTCAGATCAGATTGACATGCAGATAAGGAGTTGCTGTGAATGGTTGATATTGCATTTTCTAAGGATGGGAACAGATCGTTTGAGAGCCAAAACACACGACTAAGGCGTTTGAGTGACATGGCAAGGGGCTCACCCTCAAAGAAATGTTGTTTCCCATAAGCGAATAGTTTAGACGAGCACCATGTTTCAGAGATTTTTACTGGGAGTCCAGCTTGCTCCATTTCGTCCACAAAACTGGCCTTAAATAGCTTTAGGGTTTGTTTTGCAGCTGAGATTCCACTAGGGTCAAACTTATCACCGACCAGTGGTATAGTTAAACGAAGAACTTGATTATCTCCCTGTCCGATCAGGCGGAACCGGATATTGTGTTTCCGCGCCACCATCTCAATCAGAACGACAGTCACGGCTGTCCAACCTTTCTGATTGAGACCTTCCAATCCTCCCAGATGTCCTGTCCATGCCAGTGGATGCTTTTTGACATCAAGATTGGCATCAAAATCAGGCAGGTATGACCCGTCTGCCAAATAAATGAGACTTTCGGTGAACATTTTCGGAATGTAATTTACACACTGTTTCAGCCCAAACAACTCATCTAGGAATTTGAAGGACTCATTAGTTAACTCTGCCCGGATGTTTGTGTTCCACTTTGAGAAGTCAATATTCATGATGACATCCACCGATTGAGAAGGTGTGGCGCTTCGCTGGGATCGTGTCATATCATATAGCCTTCTGGTGAGTTGGATTGATGAGTCACCCACAGTGATTTCAGGGAAATATGGGACAATGTGATCTGCCAGCAGTTCCCCGACTGCGACAACAAACATTCGCATGCGAAGAGACATGAGGGAGAACATTCGAGGGCAGGTTTTCATTTCACGCTCTTTAGGAGTCACTCCTATGATTAGTTCTTTCTTTTCTAAGCCTTTTTCTGAAACAGCCTCAATCAATTCTCTTGCTGATATTTGAGTTGATCTTAGCCAGTTGGTAATTACACGACGCTCCCTTGCAATACCAATATTCCTAAATCTGTCACAATGATACTTTAATTCATCTCTATCAAGAGACAACGCTTTGTCAGAGAGCATTGTAGCTAGGTTATAGCTGGAATCAATTTCGAAGGTCTTAAGTCCTTTAACCTGAAACCACTCAGACGGCTTATAAGCTAAGTTGGATTGATCCAGCACACGATTTGATTCGATAACCGCTCTCAAATAACTATCCGCTGGCAGTCTTGATGTATCTAAGTTTGGCCATTTTCCTACTTTTGCACGATATTGTTTACAGAAATGTGACTTAAAAGAACAGGCCAGTTCCCGTTTTAGTGCGTTTGGGATCACTTTTTTAGAAAGTCCGAGATGTTTGATTTTAAGTAGTCCGTCCGCCGAGTCAACGTATGGATGTCCCCATAGTCTGTACAAACCGAATATTTGGGCTAGATGATGCATGGTCGGAATATGTGCCAGAATTGTGATTAAGGCCTCCGCCTGCTGTTTAAAAACTGAGTTTTTCTTTCCTAATTCATTTAGCAATGATTTACGAAACTCAGCTCCGTCACTGAATTCATCATTTGTTCTCAGCAACATCTCACTTGTGACAAGAGGTTCGAATTCCTTCAGCAGCTGAAATCCTGCCAATCCGTCCTCTACCATCACTGAATCGCCCCAATCGAAGATCTGCTTTACTGCATCAGAAGTGGGGTATTGTTCTTCTCCGATTTCAGCTGCGATCTCGGTCGAGAGGAAAATGAGATATCTCTCAGAGATAAGATCTCCAATCATCAGCAGCAAATCCCTGGTGCCAATACTAATATCTGTCTTCCGTCGCAGTACACACAAGTTGGCAGAATGTCCTATCTCAAGGTCTCCCGGAAGGTTCACCTTTGATGGCAAGATTAAACTTTCACGTTCTTCTCGGTTCCGCGTGAATTCCATTCTCTGACGGCCAGATTTGGTGATCGCCTTGTCCCACAGCTCCCTTGCAACTTTAAAGTTTTTAACTCGAATGTTTGTTTCCCACGGTAGTCGAGAGTAGTGGTCTCCAATGTAGGGATGTGTGTAGCGGAGGGCATCAAGCTGAACGTTGATGTTATGCAGTACGCTTGACGACTGACATTTCCACAGGGTGTAGTCGGGACACACTCTACTCCAATCATCTACAGATCGGAGCCAGCTATATAAGATCTTGGTGTAATCAAGTGATGTGCAGTAATCTTGTTCTGTTAGCAAGGGGTACAGCGCGAACATCCGTTTTATTTCTTGATCTGTGTGTTTAAATCGTCCAGGGTTCCCTATTGGGATTCCATACGCATATTTAATGAGGTCACATTTCATCGCAGACTGAAGATGAGTTGTTGGATATGATTTGGACCCTTTTCCACTGCTGAACGCGGTGGAATCGATGTCGTCAAGTTCAACTTCCAATTCGTCACACATGTTGTTTTATAGCGTTGCTTTTATGGATATGGGGTATTCGAGTGATGTTGAAGGAGCAATTACTATTTTTCTTATATACGGTGATAAAGCAATACAACACAAATAAGCGTATTTTGTATCAAGTGGCAAATTCGTTTCATAAGCGAAGTTAAAGATAGCGACGTCGCAGAGGAATATTTTCGTTGGAGCTTGACTTTGGACGACGAGCATATTTAATGCAGTTGAATGGAGTGAAGTAACATGTGCAGAAGCACTTTGCGACGTAAACTATCGTCATTAGTAAGATCACTAATGTGATGACAAGTGTGATAGAGTTCAAAATTTTGTCCATTGTACTTCCTAGGTAATGTCCGATAATGCTAGTCGCTTTGTCAATAGGTGCTAGAGCGTCTAATTTTTCATCAGTTGAGATTTCATGGGAGTTGCTTAATGCGTAGATGGCTTGACGTAAGTGGTCATGATGTAGTTCGACAAGAGTTTCATACTGAGATTGACCACCTAGCTCTTCTACCGAGTATAGCGATGGAGAATAAAAGACATGGCTGTGAAAGACCGGGACCGGGTCCACGGCAAAGTAAGATTCTGGGACCGGTGAGAAATCCCGCGTGGCTAAGTTTACTACATGGGAGTCGTTTATCCGGAAAAGAAAACCGGGTGAGATTCTACAGCTCATCCGGCCCCGTCGTTGTGTTATCCGATAAGACACCGGCTCAAGAAATCCCGTGTGGATGGCGATTCCATCTGAGTACTCAATCGGCCAATTCTCGGAGCAATTCTCATTTTTAAGAAACCGATATTGATATACTTCTTTACACGGCCACGAAAGTACAAAGCCGGAAAACAAAGTAGAAATAGTGTGGGGTGTCTTTGTCCAAATTGACGCGGCTGCCATAGGTGCGATGTGCCGTAGGTTCCAAGCGAGGTCCCAGCTGTGTTGAGCTTCCCGACATAACTGAAGCTCCAAATACGATCTTTCCTCAGACGATTTCTTGACCCACGAATCTTCTAACCAGGCCAGTTGGGGTCCAGTCAGGCCTAAAATGTGTGACCCGTTGGTTTTAGGTGAGCTTTGGGTGAAAACAACGCTCTGGTCGCCCTGTTGATGGGTCTTTATCCAGTCCACAAGGTTTCCACCTGCCTTTGAACGTCCAGAAATCCAAACACCTTCTAATGTTTTGTAAACATCGATCTTAGATTCATTCCCGACCCACGAGCATGCAACCGTAGGTATAATTTGATGGTGACCGAGGTGGTATATTGCTTTAGTGAGAGGGCAATGAATTGATAGTTCGGTATCCCCATGTAATGAGCATATCTCAGAGAGTCCGGTCGCTTTGAGGTTACAGCGATCGGATGGTTTCATCAATTGCTTCCAGAAGACAAATCCACCCTTCACCGTCGGGCATTTAGTTTCATTGTACTTACAAGGTCGTGCAAAGTTTACTGCGCCAGTCATCACATCACTATCATGATCAACGATTAATGTGAGTCTCATAACAGATGTTATTGTAACAATGACAGACCGTGTCCCCCACATAGGGCAGTCATACTCCGGATCTTTCCCTGACACGATGACACCATGGATCTCCGACTGTGTCAAGCTACCAGAATCGATATCGAGGCATGATTGTAAACAGTAGGTGTAGTTGGCAGGAGAAAACTCGCGTTTGGTTGATTTTGACTCCAGGCCGAACAATGGAGAGACACATGTTGCTGTAACTGTTTCCGAAAAACACTCGCATGCTTCGACCTTCCAAAGTGAGGTGTCAATTTTCCATATGGTCACCTGGCCTTCCACACGAGTCTTGTCTCGGTGCGAGATAGCGGTGCAATTAGGCCGCTTTGGGATTGGCGAGGACAAACCAGGTCCTGAAGATCGACAGTCCCACAACGCATAGTCCCGTGCTCTCACAGGGCCGAAAGGATCACCTGGCAACAGCCCTTTCACAAGCTTAAAGGAAAACGCAGTGAGCGTGAGAATAATGACAATTTTAATGCCGTACATGTCGCGGTTTGGCATTATTTTTGTTATGTACTTAGAGTAAAACCCAGCTCTGTTCTACACGCCAACGGAGTGCGCGATATTCATTCACCCGGCAATACCTGTCAAGGTAATGGCAATCGAATCTTTCTTCCTGATCGAAGAAGTATCCTGTTGCTCTTGAAAATGGTGCAGCTGTAAGGAAGCATTCGGGATACTCAGTTACCAGCTCTGGGTGGGGGCAATCCAACCCACTCGACGTTGGAGGTTGAAACGTGGGATCTGAACAGGTCGCGTTGCATTCCGATTCTGAGATTGAATATAAGGACGGGACGCAATATTCGTAGGACACGGTGCTGTTAGATGTAAGATCTTCAACATAGTCGCACGTGCAAGTTAAGATTCGAATCATACAGGTTTGTACTGGGACGCTTACCAGCTGGTGCTCTTCGTCTGGATTTTTGGGAAGCAGGGAGTCACACTTAGGTCGAGGCGGAATAGGAGTTTTCATTCCGATACCTGATACTTTGCAGTCGTAAACTGGAACATTTTGTCGGGTGATCGGTCCACTAACTGTTAAATGATCCAAATATCTCGGCCGTTCTTGAACAGATTTAACAGCCGTGATTAGCAGACCGATTACAGTGATTGTTATCGGTTTCAAACAGACGAGTTCACATTGTGTCATCATAGGACACTGTCGTAGGTTGTCTTGATGTTGGTGATGTTAATTTGATTTTTATTAATACAACGGGAATAACTTGCAACAAATATAGGAGTGGTAAGTGGTTGTGATGTGGGAGCGTTGGTTAATTGACTGAAAGTTATTACTTGTTACCGCGAGTAAACAGTTTCATAAGACCCGATGGTCCAGCCACGCCTCTACTAGGCAGCTTCGCAAGCACTCTCAAGCGATCAGCGTCAACACGTGGATCTAGAATGATTTTCCCGGTAGCAACAAGATTAGCTGGAGTTACACCGTCAACAACCGTTAGAGTCCACTTGAGTGACGATTTCATCGACTGGAAAGTGTTGTCTTTCATAGTTGCGTCCTCAAATACGCTGTGGAAGTGCTGGCGATCGATCGAGTGTTTACTGTCATGCAGTACCGCGTAGCCGCCCGCTCCGAGTCCCACTGCATGGAAACCAACCTTTTCACCGTATGGAGTAGGTATCGGTTCAGTGGTTTGGTGTGATCGATCGACAATATATGCGACAACACACCCGACGGGTATGCGGCACCATTCTGGTATGCGCGGTGTTGTTCTCACCAGTACTTCATGGATTAGACGATTTAGACCAATTTGACGGTCTAACGATGCCTCGAAGTCAGTGCTTACTACACCCTCAACACTCATTACGAGATAGGACGACATGTTGTTCTGGTTGGTCCTAATTTTGTTTAGTACGGTTTAATCTTACATGTCTTGGTCTATTTTATTAAAATACGCTCAATTATGCATACTGGTTAATGAGATCATAACATGATAGTAAGCTCGTTGACAGTCGCTGAGATCATGATTGGGTTTAACAATGAGGTCTAGCTGCTTCAGGATTCTCCTGTACACACTTGAACTGACTCGCGGCAAATTTTAATCTTTCAAGAGTAACTAGCCCTTTACTAGTTAGATACTCGATCATTAGCATAACCGCCTGATCTAGGTCCGGTCCGGCTTTTTGAACAGGTAGAGACTTGAGAATATTAAGCGGGAAGGACCCGCGTGTGATAAATCGCGTTAACACGATAATCAGTCCTGGATTGAGCTGAGCCTCATTTATAATGTTCACTGCCCTCAGTTTCGCATCTGTCTCTTCAGTCACATTTGTGAACGAATGTTCCGGTTTAGGTAATGAAAAAGATGCCACTAGGGTTTCCAGGCGCTCACACGCCGATTGAACAGTATCTGCTAGCAGCCTTGACTCCGCTAATGCTTGGACATTACAAGATTCAGCATCTTTGCAGGCGTCATTCACCTTTTGGCCTGTTTCTTCTAACATAGACAAAAGGCGGTTAACCTCGGCCTGCTGTTTGTTCAAACTCCTTTCGTACACGGCCCTTTTCCCCGCCGCTACCCCGTCCAAAAATCCTCTCCAATACCACGTAGGCATATCACCAGTTTTGGCCAACCGACGGAATGTGTCGGCAACCTCTTGCCCGTGAATAATGCGCAAATTCTCCTCATATTGCAGGAGTTCAGACTCAGTCATTGGGGCATCCTCTTTTCTTAGGAATGGAAATTGCCGATATTTTCCACCCATATTCCTCTCTAGTCGGGGGGGGCTGTGTTGTTCGGCCATTGCGATTCCGTTGTCAGTTGGTCTTAGATTTTTATTATATACATTAACGGATTACGCAAACATCACTTTCCTGGTTTCCATTTCATGGCATCATCAAGCATGATGCGCATTTCTGATACAGCCATTAGGCTCTGTCCATACATGGCCGAAATAAGATCGCGTAAGATTAGCTTCTTTTCCGCCTCGCTATTTGCTTTTGTAAGCTTCTCCAACTGGAAACTGGATATAAGGAGTTTCCCCTGCGCCCAGGCAAATCCTGAATATACATTGTTGGGAACACCCCAACCGGCAATGATGCTGAAGTGTTCAGGAGTGAATTTTAGCTGTGACGGCTGGGCTGGCTGCACGACCGGTAGGCTCGTTGGGTTAGACGTCACATTAAGTGGATTACGCGATGACTGTTGTTGAGGAGTCGTCCAAGGGCGAAAAGCTGCAGTAACCATTTCTGATGTAGGCGGAACTTGCAATGCGACTGCACCGTGAGCAGTCCCTGGTGAAACAGCCGCGGACGTTGGGGCAGTTCGCATTGTAAGGGTTTCGACCATGTTTGTCAAATCATGGATCTTCTCCATCAGGTCTGTACGGGCTTCCATGACCATTCTTTTTGAGTCCATATCAGACTGCACCATCATCTGAACTTTTGACAGGGCATCCGCTACTCCGCGAATATAATCAGGTGATTCACCCCGAGTTAAAGTCTTAAAGATTGTGGTCATTTGGGTGAAGTAGGGCCCGTCTGGATTGATTTTGAGCAATGTGGGTAAACTGCTGATGCGATGCGTTCCGGATGTTCTTGACGAGCAAGAAGGCCCACTCTCATCCGGGTCGGATGACTGAGTGGAGAGCGCAGTTAGCGACTGGCCCTGTCGCATTGGAGCCGGTAGGAGGTCGGTGATGCTCACGTTGTCCGGGTCAGCAAACACACTACATTCGTACAGCTCCTCATTCACATCCACTCGCTTGGATATGTGACTCCCTAATTCGGGATCAAAAGGCAGCTGCTTTGTATACTCGTTGAAACTTGACATGTTGTGGATTGGTCTTTATTTTTGTTACGTACCGATTACAGTAGAAGCACCTCCAGACGCAAAGAAGCCTGCGGGCATCATAAGCCCGATTTGTGGTTGCGGTTGTGATTTGGACCTCGCCATTTGCTGCATATCCAACATGATCGCTTCATCCGTCATTTTATTGTTTCGAAGCATATTTCCGAGCAACTTGTTTTTCTCCGACACTCCGAGTTGCAGATGACGTATGAAGGCGAGGATCATGTGAGCGATTTTCAGTGCAGTTTTATCATGTGTCGCAGGTAACTTGTCGAGGATATGGGAGGTCCATATCGGAGTTTCTTTACACGGATCGATTATATAGGTCCAGATGGCGATCACGATCAGCATATTGGAGTTCGACAATTCCATCTCGTAATTATTAGCGATGGCTCGGCACCACGGGGCGTAGTGAGAGCAATGGTCTTTTCTGAGATGTCGATCAAAGAAATTTTCAAGTGAGTCTAACATAGAGTCTGTCACAGCAAATCGAGCGCTGTCGATGAAAAACTGCGGTTGACGGTTTTCACTCTTGCATATCACCATCAGTCGGCTAATCGCCGCAAATCCGTTCCACTTGGAATGTAAGAGGAAACAGTAGTTCAGTATGGCTTTCGAGTATTCAGAAGTATCTGGCTTTGAAGCGGCCTTCAAACACGATACGAGAGCTGTGTTTATAATTTGCGTTCCAATATACGATCGCTGTGACATCTCGGATTGAAACTCAATCGGAAAATCGATCGTAATAGTTTCCGACTGAGCGATTCCATAAAATGACCCGATCTGTGCTTTTAACGCCAGCAATTTATTTGGATCTTTTAGGTTGAAGCTGGTTCGATATACAACTCTTAAGCTGTATAGAGCGTAAGCCGGGACCATCTTACGTCGAATGTCTTTTGTTCCGTATCCGGCCGCATCTGCGGGAGGTCTCGGATCAATGTTACTTCTTCCAAATTCTCTCAACTTTCCTTCAAACAACTCTGAAATCTCGCTATTTATCCCAGTTAGCTTCTTCGCTGCCGCTACGTCTGTCTCTGGGATGATGTAGTCCCCGCTTTCTGGGTCCAAAATCTGCATCCCTACATAGACGGTAAGTGCGATAAAACTTTCAATATCTTTTAGCGATGATCTTGTTTCTTTAAGCCATTCAATAAAAATCGCATCGTTGACATCAGGATCTTGATGTTTGATACGGTGTATAGGGATAGTGTCGATGAGAGAATCATCCCATTTGACGGAGTTCATCATACCGACTCCAGTTCCAGTCTCATATTTCTCAACATTATGCTCACTAGCATACTTCACCAGCTCTGCACTGGAAAAATCGTATTGCGCCATAGTTGCCTTTTCGGGTTACCATTTGTTGGTTTTCCTAACAGTTGTGTAGATGTAACTTATAGCTGTTTAATGATTATTTCATGAAGGGATGATGTCGGGGAACAGTTCATAAGGACAGAAGTGTAGACGTTGCTGCCGGAGAGGCGAAAATAAGTAAAGACAATGTTTCTTTT